TTCTTACCTTCGGCCTTGCCCTTCTCTATGAGGTTCTTGAATCTCTTCTGTAGTGTGGTCACTGAAGTGCCAACGCAGTCTGCGATCTCTTCGTAGGTGCAGTGCATTGACGCCAGTTTGAAGATCAGGTCGTGATCTAATTTGTATGATTTCTTTTGTGCGTCCATTATAGGTGTTTCTCTCCTACCACTATCCTGAACCTCCTTGCGTCGGTGTCTCCCGAACCGGTGGTTATGGTCAGGTCCACGTTGTAGACGTTGCCCGTTGTGCCTCCCGACAGCCTTATGGAAACAACGGCGCCGGCCGCGGTCACGTCAGTGGCCTCGTTGGTTGGGAATGCCAGTGGTGAACTGTCCCCAGTGATCGATTCTATGCTGACCGATGTGGTGGCTATGGTGTCTCCGGAGTTGAGGTAGTCCGTGAAGTCCACGCCATACTGTATGTTGGCTGATGGGTGCTTCTCTATGTATGCTCCCTGGTTGTCTCGCTTGAATCCTGTTAGGTTGGCCATTAAGTCTCCTGTCTTACCCTTGGTATTGAGCTCCTGTCAGTGAAACCTGGTCTGTATATCTTGTAGTTCCGTGTTTCCTGCTTCACTTCTATCGCCCTCGTTTCTGTGATAACTCTATTTACACGAGTTTCAGCCAGAACTTCAATGATGTTATTTTCCGCAGGCACCACTATGGTCCTGATCTCCCGTGGAACACGTATGGTGTTGAACGGATCTGGCAGTGTGATCAGCCTTCCCGTCGCCAATTCGCTGTAGAAAGCGGACAGCGTGGTTGATCCCACCGCCACGTTGTAGTTGGCATCCGCCTGCTGTTGGAATGCTGGTGACAAGGTCTTTGTGATGTCAAACACCGCCGTGGCGGTGCCTGAAACAGTGACCCTGCCGGTGTATTCCACCACCGTTGACCTGCTGGTGAAGTTGGCGTTGACGGACGTGCTGGCAATGGCCGTGAACTGCTGTGCCTGTCCTGACACCACTATGTCCCTGAACCTTGAAACGGAACCGGTCTGTGCGAACGCGGCCTCCACTGTGGCAGTTGCCGCCGTGGTGTAGTTGGCATCAACCGACATGGTGGACACCGATGGTGGTGTGACCGAACTGGTCCTTATCCTGTCCATGGTCAGTGTTGAGTTGGCGAATGCCGTGATCGACACCGAGGCATTGACCAGGTATCCACCGGTGGCCTTGGTTATGCTTGATCTGATGAACAAGTCATCCAGGTAGTCCCACTTGTAGTCCGAGAACTCGTCCCAGGTCCTGTCAATGTATTCGGATTCCGCGTAGGTGTTCCAGATCGCGTCTGGCAGGTGACCGATCGTGGTCACCACCGCCCTCAGGAACCTTGGTGAGAACACCCTTACCTGTGGCAGGATCGCGATTGAAAGGTCTATGGCGTCACAGCTGACTGTGGCCAGTGCCGTGTGTTGTATCTGTTGTTGTTGATCACGCAAACGCACACAGGACACCGACATAGTGGCCTGTGATGAATGTGAGGCACTGGTGCTGAACACCGTGCCCACCGCTGAAACCGTGAAGGTGCTGGCTAGGTCCTGTGCGTTAAGGACGTAGTCCGCCTCGAAATAGGTCTGTGGTGTGGCGTAGTCCCCGAAGCTGGTGTGATGCGGTGTGGCGTAGTCTTCCGGATTGGCATATCCCGGAAGTAGATACACCTCCGGTTCAATACCTATGCCCTTGATAGCCATTGGCTGTTCTCCCCGTTAGGATTACGCCAGACTGATCTGTAGGTTAGTGTCTGATATCTGGAATGTGTCCCCGTTCAGGATCTCTTTTGGGTTGTCCAATTGTCCATAGAACAACACGTTGCCCGACGTTGAAGCATCCACCACCGCTATACAGGTCACTGTTGATCCTGAAGTTGCCGTGTTGTCGTAGTTGCCCGTTGCCGTTGGGAAAGTGACGTTGCCTGAGTTTGTGGATGATCCTCCTGACGCCGCGTTGAAGTTGATGGCCGTCCTTGCGTAGGCGTTGCCGGTGATCTCGTAGTAGCCCCAGTTGCCTGCCGTGGCCGCGTTGGTGCCCGCCTCGAGTGCCGCCAAAACGTCTGACGTTGTGCCCGAGAACAGTGCGATGTGCAGGGTGGTGGATGGGGTGTAATCCCTCGCACCTTCTCCCAGTATGTGATCCAGGATCTCGTTTTCTAAGTAGTTTGATGCCGCTGACATAATTTTGTCTCCTTTGTTGTAATATTACACGGATATTTATGAGAAATCAAAACCTTCAATGAGTTCAAAGGTGATGTCAGCACTTAATGGAGATCCTGATGCAGGCACACTGAATGTTCCACACAATGCCATACTTGAATCATCCGCATTGAGTCCATAAGTGATTCGTGTGGCATCTGTGTTGGTGATTGTGAGTTTCTTGAATAAGGTGAATGGGAATGAAGAACTTGAACCTTGTTCTCCTGTGCCAGAAACTTGATAATCCTCGAAAAACCAAGCCTTGGTGCCTTCAAATTCTTCATTGTCTGTGTCGGTGATGGTGCCTTGATATTTTATATCATCGAACCCTGTTGGGGTGGTGAACATGTTAATTACCCTGGCCACTCTGATGTTGAACGAACCGTCCAATGTTGAATTGAATGGACTGTATGAACTCAAGAGTTTGGCGGCGGTCACCCTCAGACTGTATGTGGCGGGAAACAATTCAACAGGCATGGTGCCACTGGTGCTGGCTGACGCTATCACATCATTACGTCTGAATGACCCTGTGCCTAATTTGGTGTATCCCCTGGGATCGGTGATGTCCACCCTGTCAAGGAATTGTCCAAGTCCAGAACCTGCTGACCTCCTGAATCTTAATGTGGTGGGCTGTTGCACGTTCCTACCACCTAGGAATTTTGTCGACGTGAACAACATCAAGAAATCCTTTGAACGATATTGCCAATGTGATTGGTGCCATCAAAGAAAACTACCACCAGGTCTAGATCACCTGCCACGGTGGTCAGTGTTGGTGCACCACCTGGGAACTTGACACGCGTGGATCCATCTGACGTGAAGGTGGCGGTCTTGTCCGCTACACCTATGGTGATGATCAATGTCAATGACGTGCCCGCGGTCATGTTGGCGAAAGTGAAAGTGGTATCATCATTGACCGTGACTGTGTGCACCGGTGCCGCTGTGGCATCCACAGTTATTGAACCTGATGTGCCTGTGATGGCATTGATGGTCTCTTTTGGTGTCTGTGTGAAATTGGTAAAATTGCTATTGCTGGAATTAAGTTCTATCTTGGATGTGTTTGAATTATAAACCAAAATGTCGCCATCCGCGGCGGAACTGACATTGAAGTAGTCAATGACGTCATTGGTGTTGTCAACGTTCTGTTTTATCTCTGGTCTTGCCAGTCGTGGTTTGTCCGTGCCCGAATCAAGGTGATTGGTGGTGGCCTTAGAGCCTGAGGGCCAAGTGGTCATTGCGGTGTCCTCCTAATAAACAATATTTAACTGATCGCTATTGTTTGGTTGGTTGTTCCGCTGTGTCTTTGACCGGTTTTGGTTCCTGTTGCTGTATCTCTTGGATCAGTTTCTCGTGCAGTTGTCCTATCGTGGTCATCTCGGCGGCACCGAACAGACCTTTCCTGGAACTGACATCGATCAACTGTGCAAGGATCTTTAGATCATTTAAGTTTAACATACGGTTATTATATAATAGGTTTTATGTTTGTGTCAACCTTATTCTGACTCTATGAACGATTTGCCTGACAGTTTCTCAACTTCAGCAACCAATTTCTCCATATTGATCCTGACCGTTTTACCTGTCTTGCTGTTCTTAGAATAGTATTCCCATTCACCCGCTTCGTTGTGCGGTGATATCTTGGTCACGTTGCCCGCTTCATCCCTAACATAAACTTCTGATGAGCCCGCGTCGTCCTTGGCGTAGATGTGTGAACTGTCAGTGACACCCGATGGGTCACCGGCCTGGTTCGCAAGTATCACGGCACCAAATCTTGATAAAGCGTTGGCGTTGTCGTAGAAAGCGTATTCGGTTGATATGTTTCCACCACCCGCGTAGTAGAATCCATACATGTTTGATATGATGTCTGATCCACCACCGGTAGAGCTATTGACGTAAATGCCGTAACCGTCGTCCACGGTGTAGTTGCCCGCACCGCCCGTGCCGTCATTGGCGGCGTATACGGTGTTGTAACTGGCTATGGCCCTCTTGATCGTGACGTCACCCGCTATCAATCCTGCTGTGCTGGTATATCCACCA